CCGGGTCACCAAAAACAGCCTGCAACGGTCTGAGTAAATGCTGATCCCAGTTGATACCCATTATCAGCCTTCTTCGCTCTGAGATTTGACGACGGAGGGAGCATCCGAAGTGATAGTGGACTGCCCATCGTCTTTTGTGATGCTGACTTCTTGACTGGAAGCCTCTTCCATTTCCTGCTTAACCGCATCCAGCGTTTTGACAAAGCCGGAAGCAATAAGCCGGGTGGCGTCACTCAGGGGGAGTTCAACGCGTGTGTTTTGCGTGTAACTCTGTCCGTCATGTCGAACGCTTTTACCTTTGAGCACCACCACGGTGATCAGGTCTGCGGCCTCAGAGGCCGCGTCAGTTGTTTTATCTTTTGCCATGATCACACCACCTTCGCACAAAGGGCTGCGTTAACCCGGCTTGGGATAACGATCGGAGAAGACTGCATCAGCAGAAAGCGCTGCGCCGGGTCATGCTGCAGCCAGCTTTTTGGCGCATACGCCATCGGTCCGTAGTTGAAGGCGGGATCAATGATGGCACCAAACGCGCGGGTGCCCATCAAATCCGGCCCCGACATAACTACAGAACCATCAGCAATCATCGGATTTTGGATACCGGTATCCGGGTCAATAAACCAGTCGTTGTAAAGCCAGAGCGTGTACTGCCCCCAGTAACCCTTACAAACCGCCCCCTTCACAATCTGTGCACCTGGGTTAATGATGTTGCCGGATGGGTTCTGCGCCGGCAGGATAATTGCGCCTTTCAGCGACGTATCCAGCTTGAACGCACGCCATGAGGCGTTAGTGAAGATAATGTCCGTCGCCTGCGCGCCAGATTTTTGCAAAATTAACGCCTGCCATTCTTCAATATCGTCCGTTGGCTGGGTGTTGGTTGCGCCAGCGGCTACGCTGGTAGGCCATTTGTCTGATCCGCTAAGCGCAATGGTTAAGGACGGATCGCGACCAAAATCAACGACGGTAGTCGGGAATCCATCGCCTTTGATGGTCACGGTGCCAGTGGCAATCGCGCTGCAGCCCATCCACTCAAGGCGACGATTTAAAATATCAATCTGGTCGCTCATCTCGAACTGGATGTTCAGCATTTCACGCTCTGCGGCGGTGTATTCCCCCCCAATGCGCTCACCAATCTGACGGCGAATAGGTTTACGCAGGTCAGGCGCGCGCTTGTCTTTGATGTAGGCTGGCTTGAACTTGTCGGTCTGGTAGCGACGACTTTCCACCAGTTTTCCTTCAACCAGCGGTGAGCAGAACGGCGCCATACGACGAAGACCGATGTCTACGTCAATCGCCACATACTCATCGTCGCTTGTGACGATGTTGGGGAAAAAACGGTCGAGGATAAAATTTTGCGACGTCATCAGGTTGGGCACTAACCCGACTAGCGACGTTGTATCGTAAATGGTTTGAGACATAGCTTATTCTCTCTGTGTCCCGATCAGGTGGCCGGGATAAATAAAAGGCGCACAACGCCCTGCCCCATGAGGGCATGCGAAGAAGGCGATGGAATCACAACGGTTGTTTAGCTGGCAGGTACCTGAACGCTGTCGCGGAGGAAGATGCCAAACGGACGAAGCGCGGGTTTGAGCGTGGCAAGCGTCCAGCTCGAATCGAAAGTAATGCGGTTCTGGTTGATTTCAGCCATCAGATAAACGCCGGCTAACGCGTCCGCCGCGGTGGCATTCACATCATCGGCCAGAATAGCTTGTGGTACCTGGCTACCGTCGGTCGCTGTCTCCACGCTCAGGGTATATTTTCCGGATGCGGTGACCACACCCAGCACGGTGCCGCGCTTATAGGTTGCCGCCGCGCCGGTCAGTATGGTCACCGTATCGGATACCACCTGCAAAGGGCCAGACAGCAACTGATCCGGGACGAAGGTGTCATGCTGCACGCCGGGCACCCATGCATTTTGTCCTACCTGATTTACAGTCATTATTTTTTACCTTTTACCTGGTTATAGAGAGCGGTCGCGCGTGACACTACGGAGTTCGCTGCTGGGCCTCCAGCATCCGCGTTACCCAACTGGTGGTTTTCAACTTTCGCCATGCGTTCGTCCAGCGACATACGGCGAGGCTGTGATGCTACCGGCGCAAGGCCAGAACTGGCCATCACACGGATTGCAGCCGCTGAGCTCATGCCCGTGGTAATGGCAAGTGAAACGGCCAAAGGGCCCTTACCTGTGGCATATTTGCTGCCGAGAATACGGGAGATACGGTTGCGCTCAGCGCGGCGGCCTTTTTTGACGTCACGATCGTCTTCATCATCGTCACCGTCGTCTTCGTCGCCCTCATCCTCATCGGCGTCAGCATCGTCCTCATCATCATCCGCGCGGCGGCCTTTAGCCTTCTTCGATTTTTCCTTGTCCTTATCATCCTCGTCGTCAGAATCATCACTATCATCTTCTGCACGCTTGGATTTTTTGGATTTGCCTTTATCGTCGTGGTTGTCGTTGTCGTCCTCTTCAGCACGACGACCTTTGGCCTTTTTGGACTTCTCTTTTTCGTCTTCATCTTCTTCGGATGCGTTAGCGCCACGGCCGAAAAGGTGCCCAAAACCTTTGATTTTCATTGACATCATTATTCTCCAACTAATTGTAATAAATCGCGGAATGCCGCATCGGGTGAGGCTACTTGATCTGCCAGCCCCAGTTGCACACCGTCGGCGCCAAGGAAGCAGGCGGCTTCGGTATCCCGGACAGTTTTCTCTGCTATCCCGCGATTGCGGGAGACGGTACTCACAAAAAGACGCCCCATTTCGTCAATATCTGACTGAATGGCTTTGCGCGCCGTTTCGCTTAAGGGTTCATACGGATTAGACTCCGCCTTGCGGTCGCCGTAGGTAATAATGGTGACCTGCAGGCCGTCGTCTTTGATTTTCTGTGACCAGTCAACGTGCATTACGATGACGCCGACAGAGCCGACGCCACCGGTACGCGGAACAATGATTCTGTCCGCGGCACTTGCCAGTGCGTAAGCAGCGGAATAGGCGCTTTCAGATAAAATAGCCCAGACAGGCTTGCTGCCGCGGGCGGCGAAGATCTCGTCCACAAGGTCAAAACACCCTGCGACTTCGCCGCCTGGCGAATCAATGTCAAGACAGATGGCTTTCACTTCGCTGTCATACAGCGCGCGCAGGAAACAGGCGCGAATGCCATCGTATCCCGTCATTCCACTGTAGGGCCGCAGAGTGCCAAGCTTCTGCACCAGCGTGCCCTGAATCGGAATAATGGCAATGCCCTCAACCACGTCATAGCCCGTATCACGGGCCTGTCGCGAGAATGACTCATCTTCATCAGCCCAGTCAGACATAGACTGGATCCGCGTCAGGCCAAAGCGGTCAGTCAGCGCGGCCATCACCACTTCGGCCTTGCGGGGATGCAACGCCAGCGGGGTGTTAAACATGCGCTGTGCCAAGTGCGGTAAATTCACTGTGCCTCCGGGTTTTGAATAGTTTGTGGTGCAAAGACATCAGCCTGCCCCCATGAAGGAACAGGCAAGCCCCGCTCTTTAAACGCCTCGACTTCTCTAGCGCGCTGATCGAGCAGCTCTTCCCAGTCTTCGCCGACGTTCTCCGACACTTCCATTTCCAACGTAGACATGCCGGAATCCATCCCGAGGATCGCGCCTTTCTTCTCGGCAACGGGGTCAACCCAGCCGCGACCGGGCCCCATCCACTGGGCACGACAATACGCCGCCTTGGCATCCAGAAAATCTGGAGCACCATCAGGAAGAGGAACCTCTCCGAGGTCATGGAGTTCTTCGATAAAGCTGCTGAAAATTGGCTGGGCAAAACCACTGGCAAAATCATCACGGCGGCGGGTCAGCGTTTTCCAAGCCTCCAACATGGCTGAACGGGCCGAACTGTAATTTACGTCTGACCAGTCCTGCGTTAACTGCTGCGTTGAGATCCCCAGCGCGGCGGCCACGTTACGCAATGCTGCACTTTCAAAGGCTGCAAAGTTGCTTGTTGGCCTTGCTGCATTCACCGTGCTGATACTTTCACCCGGCGCAAGGATGGGGATCCGCGCACCGCTTTGAAGAGAAATACGTTTTTCATCGTGAAAACTTGTACGCATGTCCTGATAATCCAGAACATCATCCGTTTGAAGTGAGTCAGCGAATAAGCTGGGATCGTAAGGTGAGGTAATGTAAGCACCAAATACGGCGTTGAGGATGGAGGATTCAAGCTCTACCTCATCGTATTTGATCAGCATTTTTAAGCGCTGAACAATCGGAGTGAAAATACTGGTGCCCCGATGCTGCGCCGCGCGGTCGCCGTCAAAGTCATGGACCACGATTGGTCGCCCCCACGCAGTTTCACGCGGCACGCGTTCCCACGTCATGGTTTTCTCAGCGCTCCACCAGTCCCCCATATGGGCTTTGCGAATGTGATAGGCCAAGGGCACTCCGTCATCATCAATTTCGACACCGCCACGAATATTCAACATGTCAAAAACCTGCTGGGGATTGCTCAGGCGATCCGGATCAACAATTTGAACCGTTGTGGCATATCGCGCACGGCCATGGCCTAATCGGTCAGTGCGGTACTGGAGAACTGCCAGCGCGTCACCGTCGACCAGCTTGTGGCGGAACGCGAGGCGTAGCATTTGGGATACTGTTTTTTTACGCTCAACGTCGCAGTATCGATTCGGGTCGTTAGCCCAGTTACGCCAAGCCGCCTCAACCGCTCGCCCATATTCGTCAGCCCATTTAGCATCAAAGGCTTTAAGACCGGTTTGCAGCGCGAGTGACCGGTAGTCCACCTTGGCAATCGGCCGAAAGCTGGCGCCGACCGCATTATCCAAGATGCGGGTGACGCTACCGGATGCCCACCCATCATTACGAGCCATATCACGAACGCGGGAAACAATGCGGTCGCGATAAATATTGACTTCATTATCGGGTGACCAGAGCGCTGGCTGCCAGTTTGCCATGGCATCACTGAAAGAGTCCGCAGCGTCATAGGGCACCCGGCCTGATCCGTTCAGCATCGATGCCTTTCTGTTTGACGGCATGAGTGGGCGGCCATTTGGCCCAAGAATTCTGACCTCTCCGCTTTTCATCAATACCGAAACCTTAACGTCACTCTCGGACGTTTAACGATGCCTAATTGAGCCTGAAGAAGCTGGATCAACGCGGTGAGCTGACCAATATCTGTCTGCTGATAAGAAACCGAGCGCGTGCCATCGCCCTGCGTGTAGGAAAAAGACACGCCTTTTGCACCCGTTGATAATTCAATGTATGCCTGCTGGGCGCTGGCCAGCGCGGCCTGCAATTGGTCACGCGTCATCGCACCAGCCAATAGACTGGAGTTGGGATTAAACATAGAGGTCCTTAAGCGAGGCGCTTATGCAAAGGTTTACGCTGAGGTTTCTCAGGTTCGGAAATAATGACGCCAGGCAGGCGCAGGTTTTGTTTCTCTTCGGGATCGACCGGCGCAGGCAACAGCTTCCCAGCATCAGCAGTGATACTGTCAGCCAAACCGTTAAGTTTCAGCCCCATATACATCAGCCCACACAGCGCGCCATAGGAATAAACTCGGCAGTCCAACGCCTCGTTGGCCCTGCCCGGCAATTGTTCCCAAACACGGTACCGCTGCCCGCCGGCCGTTTTCGTCACCGAGCGCTCAGCCAGTAACTGGCCGAAATAGTTAAGGTCACGATCTACAGGAAAATGCATAAAGCCTGCAGAGGCGTTACCGGCTTCTGGTGGCTCAATATGCAATCTGGCTCGAACAGAGTCTTTAGCTGCATTGACGCCTAAAATGATTGGCCTGAATTGTGCCTTGCTGCGCGACGTGGGCTTTTTTGTCGGCCATACGGGGGAGCGCTTGCCCCCGCGGGCCGACTCACCTTTGATGGCCCATATCCGACGCCCAAGTCGCTCTTTGGCAAACTCATACACCTTTTGAGTATGGTGTCCGCCGGAGTCCATACAGGCCGCCATCAAAGTAAATCCGCGACCGTCGGCGCGCCGCCAAACTTGCTTGAGATAAGCATCAAGCCTTTTCCACGGCTCATCGGTTTCCAGATCCCCTTCGATAACGTCATAGGCTATGGACCAGCTTTCTTCGTTACGGCCCCAGCCAACCACTTCAATCTCGAAGCGTCCGTCCTGCGTATCGATGCCGGCGGTGATCGCCGCCACGCCGTCTGGCACTTCTGCCGCGTAAACCTCACACCGCTCGACCAGCTTTCTTTCACTCAGGGCTTTTTCACCGCGGTCTTCGTAGACTTCACCTAAGACCAGGTTTATGAATGTTTGGCGCATCAGCGCATCGTCTTTTACCCTCAGCCATTCGGCCACCAGATGTTTCCATGCGGCATTAGGGAAAAGGCTGTAACCCGCCCAAATATGAAATCCCGCGTGCCCCTTGAAAGGCCTTGTGGCGCGCCACTCTCCCTGCTTTACCATCATTGACAGGTCGTTATGATGGATCACGCACCCGGAGTGTCGGCAGACGTAATAGGCCGTTTCCGGCAGACCATTACCCTCGTCATCCTTATCCCATTTAATGCCATAAGGCGTGTCGGGACCGCCCCATTCTAAAACCTGAAATTCGCCGCAGTGCGGGCAAGGCACGTTGAATTTGCGCTGATCGCTTTCTCCATAGGCTTTTTCAATACGAGATATGCCCTTCACCGTCGGTGTCGAGCCCAGCACTATCTTGCGATTCCAGAAGGTTTCGGAACGTTTGATACCCAACGCAATCTGATCCCCCTCAGTGCCGGCACCGCCAGAAGGATATCCATCGACTTCATCGAACAAAATGACGCGGCAGGTGATACGGCGAAAACCGCCCGGGCTGTTTGCCCCCACCAGCGTCAGGTTAGAACCGTTGAGAAACTGTTTTTTAAGAATGGTTTGGTTACTGTCTTTCGCCTTGCTGTTTCCGGCAATTGCGGCAAGCACTGGCGTATCACGCAGCATGGGCGCGATTTCTGTTTTACTGTAGTCCTCGGCATCCTCTACGCGGGGTTGAACAACCAGAATTGGCGAGGGGTCATGCTGAAGGTAATAACCGACGACATGGTCAAGGATCTTGGTATACCCAACGCGAGCCGATTTCATTACTGAAACCTGCGTCACCAACGGATCGGTAATGGCATCCATCATGCCATCTTGATAGCCAAAGGAGCGGAAACGCCCGGTCTGAGCACTGGTTTCTTTTGACAGTACAGCGTAAGTGTTAGCCCACTGGCTTAGTGAGAGGGGTTCAGGTGGTGCAACGTCGGCCCGGCGTTGCCTCAATTCACTGACAAAATTACTCCACGCCCCTGAATTAGTCGCCACCTCGTTTGTTATCTGCATCAAGGCTCAACTCCTCCATTGCCTCGTGAACCACCTCCTGCAGCGCCGACACGAACTCTGCATCATTGGTGGTTGAGGCAAGCACCCGCAAACGGGGGCCGTGTTCGGGAGCAATGGCTATAAGGCGGGTACGCATACGTGAATACTCCTGCCCAACTTCAGCGATCATGTCTTTATAAGGTAAAACCTGACCGGACTTGATTTCGTACTCAAGCTGCATCAGCAACGCGAGAAAGTTTTCTTTAAGGGTTCGGGCCTCATCGAGGGTCATTTTTGCGCCACTCGACGCAATCATTCTCTCAACGATTTTTGTCGGAGACTCACCCTGTTCGGCGGCGGATTTGTTACCCGAGTTGTTACCCGAGTTGTTACCTTTCGACTTGTTACCTTGTTTGTTACCTGCTGCTTTTTTTTCGGTTCGGGTAACAGTTTTTCGGTAGCGCTCAATATTAGAATTTGATGCCTCAACGTCGATGTCTTCCCCGTCAAGAACCAGCCAACCACGGGCCTTCCACGTGGTTACGGTCTTGCGACTGACCTCGTGAAGTTTGGCAAAATCTGACTGGTTCATGTGTTACCTCAAGTGTTACCTGTTACCCAAATTTCAAAAGTTCATAGCTAGACGCAGAACGCGGCGCGCAATGCCCGTGAGTTAAAAAAGCCCGGGGAAGGACCCATTTTTTTCTAAAGCGTTGCCCCACTGCACCGTTGGATTTCAGGCATTAAAAAAGCCGCTTCTGCGGCTTGATGCTGGGATGTGTGGTGGCCGGTGCTGATCTCCGGCTTCATCTCGTTAAGCGTATACCAGACAGGATGCAGTAGGCTCTTAATTTCCCGCGCATCAGTCTGCGCATTCACCACAAACTGATTGTATTACTTTGCTGTCTTCAGTGCTTCATCGATCGCCTTGCTCAACGCGCCAGGCATCAGCCCCGCAGCCATCTTCTCAGCCCTGTCCATGTACCCTAAAGTGGGTTTAACTGGGAGCGCATCACCGAAGCGAATAAGTAATTTGGGTGTTGGATTCTTGGCGCGTGGTCGTCTTGTGCCATTCGCTGAGCGCTTCAGTCGCTTCTTACCCTTTCGCCCCTTCTTTGCTTTGACTCGCTGCCATACACCGTTGACGCCATCAACATCACCGATGAACACGTTCGGGTTGGCTTTGAGCTGCGAGAGTTTCTTGCGCGGTAAGTTGCCGTACTTGTTGAGCTTTATGTCTTTAGGGTTAAGCAGCGCCTGACCATTCAGTTTGTGCGCACCGCCGAACTCAAAGGGCACGAGATAACCAGCAGCAATATCTCGCACATAAACCTTCGCACTCAGAGCATCTCGCCGCGCTCCAGCAGAACCGACTGAATTAACTGTAAATGGTGTGGGATTATCCAACTTACGCACGAGAGCTGCCTTTTCTGCCGCAGCTATCTGCCGGGCGACGCTGGTCAACGCCTGTGCTGTTGCAAAAGGGATTTGCTTTTTCAGCGATTGGAGTTTGGCAGAAAGATCCTTGATATCAGCCATATTTACTCCAATGAAAACCGCCCGTGGGCGGCTTATGTAATTTATTTACCAAGAAAATTGTTCAGACAAGAATCCTCTATATCTTTAATGTTATTACCAGGAATTCGGCGGTAAGTGTTAAGAGTTCTATGCCAAACGTATATGGTATGGACGTTAAAGCCCGGAGCGACCACGCTGGCAATATGAAAAATTTCTGCATGATATTCAGACAAGGCTGGGTCGAAATAGATATCGTATTTAGCCTCCTGCCCCTGAGAGTTTACAAACTTGACTGTACTGACCAGATTATAAGCGTTCATATATTCTCCTTTTCAAATTGAATTGGAAGTATCGGCTTTGTGAAGCTTTTCTTTAGTGTTCATCATCATGCGCACCCATAAATGCACCTTGTGATGCTCACAGAGAGCCGTTGAGAAAATGGCTCTCGGCTTCAGTAAATCTTTCCCTTCCATAGAAGTGCGTTGCGGGCACATTTATTGCTGGCATAAAAAAGGCCACCGATTAGCGACTTCTTGATATTTGGTTAAGTGTTACAGATATTTCTTAGCTAGCGCCTTCAACTCATCTTTTGCAGCTTTACCCAACTGAGCAACACCGCTTTCGATAAACGCCAGCGCAGCGTCGAGATCAGCCACACCCGACTTAACTTCAACTACTGGTGACTGGCCAGCCCCTGCTGCATGAACTGCGTTAGCAATAACTGTATCCGACGATGCGCTACCCACTGCTGTGTCTACTATTGGTTCTGACATTAATTGTACCTCTGATGTGTTGTTGTCGGCCACTACCGGTTTGAAATAGATGCTTTTAAGCCATGCGAGAAAGCGGTTAATCATTTCTGTCTGGCCTCCTCAATTTGACGAATCCCAGCGAGTTGGCTGTTCGCCTGGTCAATCACGGTAAGCAGCGGGTCAATCCACAAAACCGCCTGACAGTATGTTATCCGGCGGGAGGTAGTGGCACTAACAGCGGCTGCAATAGGCCGGCCGGTATCGGGGTGCATTGCGCTGGCACGTAAACGGTCCGCGTAGTCGTACAGGCTGTTAGCAATGCCAGCAGGGATAGGCAGAGCACAAGTCGGCTCGCTCTTGAGAATCGTTCGATATTCAATTTCACGCTCCTGACTTTTTCCCTTTATCTGCACGGCATATTGCTGCGCGGTGCTGGCTATCTGATTTGATCGCTGGAAGTTAAACGCCTGCGTGGCTACCGTCTGCGCCTGCAAGGCGTTATCGCTTTGCAGTTGGCTAACCTTGCCTTTCGCCTCTACAGAAACGCCATAAAAATGAAATGCCAGCGCCAGCAGCAGGCCAATCAGTAAAAAGATAATCAACGTGGCTACCACTGCCGCTTTGTTAACCATCAAGCCCCCAGCATGTCAGCTCACTCTCTTGGTCGCGGCGCTCGATCTGGCCGAAACAGTTATTCGCGCGGATGTTGCAGTTTTTGCCACCGTCTCGCACCCAGCGCTTTATCTCGGCGCATGCCCCACGACGGTCGCCAGCATTAAGCTTGCGGTAGAAGGTGGACGGGAAG